TAGAAATGTAATGACAAATCATTCAAATGTTCAAGTGGGAGAAGTAGTAGAATCATATAGAGATACAACAGGGAGATTATGGAAAACAGAAGTAGATGATGTTGGATTCTTTGTAGTAATTAAGTTAAGAGATGATATAGAAAAAGCCAAAGAAATTAATAGAGGCATAAGGAAAGGTTCGTTGAGGTCATTTAGTATTGGAGGACAGGCTTTAGAGAAAGTGAAAAAGAGTCACAAAGAACTAGGTGAATACAACGAAATAAGCAAACTTGAATTACATGAGGTTACAATTTGTGAAAAAGGAATAAACCCCGAAGCAAGATTTGATATTTTAAAACAAGAAAAAACAAAAGATAAGGTGAAAAATATGACACGAATAGAAAAAGCATTGGAAGAATTAGACGCTTTGATGGCAGAAGTCAATTCTCTCCGTAAGGAAGAAATGGCAGAAGAAATGGCAGATGAAAAGATGGATGATGACAAAATGAAAGAAAGCATGATGAACGAAAAGATGTATGGCGAAAAAATGGATGATGACAAGGAAACTGCTATGCCTCCAAGTGAAGAAAAAGGCGACTATGAAAAACTCATGGATGAGAGAAAGGCCGTCGTTTCTACTCTAGATGGGGCAGGTGTTGAAATCGGTGAACCCGCAGATAGAATTGTTATTGACAATGGAAAGCCAAAAGCAAGCGACCTTCCGGTTGTAAAGGCATTTAGCAATACAGAACTAGAAACGCTTGATTTGTCTGTTGGAAACATTGAGAAAGCATATGAGGCTTTCCGACAAGAACAACTAGAGAAATTGGCTTACAGCAATCTAGAAAAGTCTTTTGCAGAAAGATTTGCTAGAGAAACATCACAAAGAGAAACAATTATAGAAAAGGCAAATTATGATGCTCAAGCAGAAATTGCTTCTCTAAAGGATGAATTTGTTTCTCTAAGAAAGTCTTTGACAGCAGAAAAAGAAACAATACTAAAAGCACAAGAAGAAGCACAAATTAAACTCCCAAGTATGGAAGAACTGGCTGAAATGGATTGGTCGGACATTCATAAAATGGCCGGAGGACTCGTTTGAGGTGATTTATTATGACAGGATATATTAACACAATAGCAGATTTAGAAGCACAAACATACGGACTAAACACAATGGGTTCAATCGGAAATGAACTACTAAAGGCTCAAGGTGGCATTAGTGGTATTCATACCGCATTTAACCACGGTCATGCAACTTCCGCACCAAGCGGAATAAATGCAAATCTATACAATATTATGTATGGACAAAAAGTTTGGTCAATGCTAAACAGGGAATGTAATGCACTTTCAGTTATTTCAAAGAGGCCATATACATCAAGCGGTTGGAGAGTTTTGGCAAAGAGAGCAGGTGGTGGAAGCGGAAACTTCCTAGCAATTACTGGTAATGCCGCACTAAATGATGCACTTTATGGTGCAGATACTCTAAGAGCAGACCGAATTGGTGGTGTTCCGGAAAATGCAAGTCTAGATAGTCAATCAGATGGTTTAATGTCAATTGCTCCTGAATATGATTTGCTAAACACAAGCCCTAAGATTATTGCTCATCAATTTGAATTCAGTGAACTTTCTATGGAAATGGCTGCAATTGATGACGGAATCGGTGACATTAGAGCGCAATTGAGAGAAGATATGGGTAAGCACCATTCCGAAGTTCAAAATGCTATGCTAGTAATGCCACTTGAACATTATCAACCCGTTAGCGCAACAAATGCGGCTGATGTAATGGAAAGAAACTATACTTCTCTATTGAAGATTGTTTCTAGTAATGCTGAATTGACAGAAATGGCGGCTTCAAGTGTAATTGCTACACGAACTGATGACATTAACAGACTATATGGAAAGTCAAGAGCAAGCGATTCATTCCTAGACTCTCAAGTTTCATTTGGTGCAGGTTATACTTCCGGTGAAGCAAGGCAATTGACTCTAACAGTTCTAAATTCTCTACTAAGAGATATTAGAGTAGCCGGAGGTTCTCCAAAGGTTATCCTAACTGGATACGATACTCTACAAACTCTAAGTGATTTGCTACAAGCACAAGAGAGATTTATGGACAGAAAAGAGATTGTTCCAACTGTAAATGGTGTTAGAGGAGTTAAGGGTGCAGAAGTAGGATTTAGAGTTTCTACATACTACGATATCCCATTGATTCCTGTAGCGGCTATGCCTTCTACTGGTCTAAACAGTTCTCTAATCGGTGACATGCTTGTTCTAGATACTGACCATCTATGGCTATCAGTGATGAAGCCAACTCAATACTTTGAAGATGGTATTAGTAACGGAAACCCATTCGGTGTTGGCAATCTTGGAAACAAGGCTCTATACCGAACAATTGGTGAAATGGCTTGTTCATACTTCAAGGGTCAAGGAAAGATTACAAACCTTCTGTGAGGCGATTTAAGTGACACATACTGTAACACTTTTAGCCGACCATAAAGGCTTTACAAAACCAAAGGCTCTAGGAGATGAATATGTTGTTACTGCGGCTATTGACCTAACTGGTGCAAGACCTGCCGCATCCGGAACATTGGATATTGATGTTAATAAAACAACAGATGTCATTACAGTAAATAGCGGAACATTTACTACTTTAGCCGCAGGGCAAGAAGTATTAATAAATTCTGCTAATTCTAATAACGATATTACTGCGTTTATTGATAGCATAGTTGGTTCAACAATTACTCTAAAGGCCGATGGAACTGCTTTGTTAGGGGCAAATGAAACCGGAGCAAGTGCAACAATTACACCATTAAACGAACTAATTACAGCGACAAGTTTAGGTCTATCTAGTATTTCTTCGGTTCAAATTATAGGACAAGAGAGTCCTACTCTAAGAATTACACCTGTAGTAACCAAATTGGGTGCTTATGGCGCAGTAGATAAGTTTGAACTTAAGGCTGTAACTGCTTCTAGTGGTGCTTTAATATCAGCAAATACTGATTGTGGCGTGGTTAGAGTTAGAGTTACTGGAAATCTTTGAGGTGTTCTAGTGGCAATAATTAAAATGGCAACTATAGCAAATAAGCCATCAGTAATTGTCCGTGGAGTTCTTTTGACAAAAAGGGATTCTCTAGATGATGTGGAACCTTTTACAGCAATAACGCTAAAAGGGGACACTAATCTAGAGATTCTCTTTACAGAAGATGATAGAAAGGCACTTTCGGAAATAGACCCAAAAAAGTTTGATGTTATCAATAGAGTATTGGGTTCTGCAATAACCACTCATGCTGAACTAGAATCTCTTTTATTGCCTCCTAAACCTGCTAAAAGGGGAAGGAAACCTGCGGCAAAAAAGACAGAAAAGAAAACTGAAACCAAAGAAGATTAGACAATAATCTTAAATGGTATTGGTATTGTAGTTAGTCTCAAGGGAGTAGATA